TTCCTTTTAAGAAGGTAAAAAACTATTGCTGGAAACAAAACCATCATCAGGGCTGTAAAAACCTGCTGATGGTAAAGAGAAGAAGGAGGAAAAGAAAATGGAAGAAATCACGCCAGAAGAGATAATAGCCAAAATGGAACAAATGCTTCAAATTGAGACAAAAGCTCTTTGCTGTTTCTTGAAAGATTGCCTTGAAATACACGAGATTAAAGATTGTATTCTTTTAAAAGTAATCCTTCAGAGATTACAGGTTAATGCTGCAGTTTTAGGAAACTTGGGGCTTGCTGTAGCCCAATTAAAAGCAATCAGATTAGCCGAAATTCAAGAAACAGAAGAAAAACTCCGTCAAATAAAGGAGGAAGAAGATGAAGACGAGGATAACCTTCCTGAGGGTATGTAAATGCGGAAGAGTTCAAAAGTTAAGAGAAGAATGGATAATGGTACATTATTCTACAAAAAGTTTTTTTGAAAAATTGCTGGAAGGAGTAAATTTTGGAGATGAAATAGAATTGAGAATTTTTGTAGAGTGCTGTCCTTATTGTAGGAAGAAGATAATGAATGAACCTTCTTATCCAGGCTGGTAATTATAAATCGAAAAAGGTAGAAAGAATATTTGGCTTGTCTGGTAGTTTGTCCCTAAAGGAAAGGGAGTCCCTGGGTCTACGGACGAGTGAGACGAAAGCCCTAACTAATAAAGAGACTCCATACTCCCTTTCCTCCTTATTTACCATGACAAAAGAATCAAACAAAAAAATAGAAAAAATATTAAAACAATTAAAAAAAAAGATAAAACCCTCCTTTAAACCAAGAGGGAAAAAGAATGGAATTTGGAAAAAAATAAAAAATAAAGCAAAATGAGTTTATTTAAAAAACAATTTAATATTCCGCCATCTGGTTGCGTTCCAAGTCCCTTAGATAAGCGTGATGTTTTGACTTCGGAAATTTCTCCAACCCCAAAAAGGATTTCAGAGGATTATCCGCCTCCTTTTGATTTAACAATTCTTAGACAGGTAGGGCCATCTTGTGTTGGATTTAGTTCTGCTCTCCTAAAACAAGAAAAAGAATTAAGAGAAAGAATATCAAGAGTGTTTGACGGATTATGGATTTACAGAAAGTGTAAAGAAATAGATAACTATTCGGGAGCTGGAACTTATTTAAGAGTAGGGTTAAAGATACTTCAAAAAATAGGAGCCAAACCTATAAATGAGCCAGAATCAGAGGCTAAAAACTATAAAATTGGTGGTTATGCCAGAGTTGATGACTTATCTTTTGAAGGATTAAAGAAAGCAATTTACATTAACGGAGCATTATTGGCAGGGTTTACTGGATCCAATGAGGGTTGGCAATCGGCTTACATTAGACCCCCAAAAAGAGGAGAAAAGAAATGGGGACACGCAGTTGCGTTGATAGGATATAACAAGGATTACATAATTGGACAGAATAGCTGGGGAGAGAAATGGGGAGATAAAGGATTGTTTTATGTGCCGAGAAATTATCTTCCTTTTGAGGCTTGGGCTATTTTGGTCGACTTACCTTCGCAGTTTTTAATTTCCTCTCCTCAAGAAGGCTATGTGGCACAAGAATACTTGAGAACTAATAAATATCTGATAAATCAAGAAGTTTATCCTATTGTCAATCTTGTATTGAGAAAATCGCCCGCAGGAGAAAAAATACTTACTTTACAAAAAGGGCAAAAATGTATAGTAATCGGCGAAGCAATAAAAAAAGGAAAATACAACTGGATTAAGGTAAGAGTTCAATAAAGGAAAGAGATAATTAAAAAAAGGTCGTATAAAATTAAAGAGTTAAAAAAATATGAGCGAAATAACCAAAACATCATTACTAATCATTGCTTCGATCTTTACTGGGGTTGGAGGTGGAATGTTAAGAACAGATACTATTAAGGGAAGCATATTGCTTCTGATAGCTGTTGGGATATTAACATTAAGAGGCTGGTTGAAACAAAAAGGAATAGAAGCTAGAAACCAATAAAGGTCGAACAAAGGTCGTATTAAAAAATTAAATTAAGTCATCTGGGTAGCAACCAGAAGGCTTATACTATGATGGTTTTAGAAGAAATTAAAAACCAAGTCGAAGGTGAAGAAGAGGGAACAGAAGAAGAGGATGAAAAAGAAACAGAGTAGACGATTTAAGCCGAGCAATCTGAAGGTTGCTCGGCTTTTTATTAAAACGGAAAAATTTGACAAATCTTTTGGTTATTAGTAATATTTCATTTGAACGTGGAAGGCAAAAGTTGCTATCGTACCCTAAATGCTTGGTTTGGGTAAAGCGATAGTTAGGAAGGAAAACTTCTTCATTGCCCTCCTACTCAACCCAAACTTGGCGGGTTTTTATGAGATTAAAGGATCAGTTCAGGGATTACACAAATTATCTCCGCCAGAAAGGGTATACAGAGCACACAATTAAAGAACATAAAAGATTTCTGTATGGGGCTTTGTCTCATGCAGAGATGGTTGCAGACAAAGAAATAAAAGACTTAAAACTGACAGATGTGGGAGCGATAATAGAAGCAGGAAAAAGACATGGCGAATATGGAGCACAAAGAGCAGTAGTAACATTTAGAAGATTCCTAAAATTCTTACAACAATCTGGAGTAGAACTTCCGTTTGATTGGAGAGATATTGAAGTCCCAAAAGTACCAGAAAAAGAAAAACCATATATTGGAATTAAAGAATTTAACAGATTCGTTAAATTAATCCCGCTTAAAAACATCTGCGGATTAAGGACCAGAGCCTTAATCGAGATACTCTTTGCAAGCGGGATGCGAATCTCAGAAGCTCTCTCTCTTACTAAAGACGATATCAATTGGAAAAAAAAGGAAGCAAAAGTTAGAAGTGGAAAAACTGGAGACGAGAGAATAGTTTATTTTACTGATCGAAGTTTAAGTTGGCTTAAAAAATACCTAAAAGCACGGAAAGATAATTGTCCCGCCCTATTTGTAAATCAGGGTGGAACAGGAGCAATGAAAAGAGCGACAGCCAGAAATTACTTAAGAAAGCTTCGTCGAGAATTAGGAATTAAAGAAGAAATTACTCACCACAGTTTCCGTCGAGCATTAGCAACAGTCCTTATAGAAGAAGGGGCAGATATAAAGAGCACTCAACATATAATGGGACACAAAAGCGAGAGAACAACGCTTCGTTACTATGCGAAGGTTAATAAAAGAAGGGCTAAAAAAATCCATCGGAGAATTTTAGCAAGGGTCTGAGGGCCCCATGATCCAAAAAAGTTATTCACAGGCAAGGGACTTGACAAAGTTTCTGGCTCGATTATAATAAAGATAGATAAAGGAATTATGGCGAAAGGAACCCCAACAAAAAAAGAAAGAAACCAAAAACTCGTGCAAATGAAGGCGAAAATGACATTCGCTAAATTGGCACGAGTTTTTAATATTAGTGAAACCAGAGCAAAACAAATTTACTATCGAGAGGTAGAAAAAATGAAAGGGGGTAGGAGACCCCTCCGTAATAAAAAGAGAAACAATTCGTCTATATAATAAGAAGGACATTGATAATTTAATCATAGGAATTAAGATAAAATAACATCACTACGACGGACAAAAGTTAGCTCCTCAGTGGCAGAAGCGCTAACCTTTAGAATAGTCTAAAAGTAAAGAGGCTTAACAAAAACCGCCGTAGTGATACGGCGGTTTTTGTATATCAAAAGGTCGAATTACAAAAAATTAGAAAAACTAAAAACATGACAAAAGAAGAAAGAGCGATGAGGCGAGCAATAGATATATTTAATAAATTCGCAGCAGAGATAGCAGAGATGGGACTCTTTAGAAGACAGGCTAGCTACAGATACTATGGAGACAGGCAACCAGCGGATAGATACTTCTATACAACAAAGAAAATCCTCCATAAAGGAGAACCAAGATATGTGGCTGGGATTTACAGATACCGAAAGACAAAAGATGATTGGAAATTAGTAAAGAAAGTGGGATTTGCCAAAAAGAAAAAAGCAATTGAATGGGCGCGAAAAGCATATCAAGAAAGGAAATAAGTTGGCCTCTGACTCTGGGCAACTTCCAGAATTCTGGATACTTGCCCAGAGATGAGCGGCTAACCGCTCAACTAAAGGTCGAGAAGCGAGATCTTCTAAAACTAAATAGCGATAGCAACTATAAACCTTCCACAGAAAAATATGACCGAAGAAGAAAAAAAAGAAATTATCAGGGTCTGCGGCGAGGATTTCGATTATTGGGACATTCCAGCTTATATCAGACAAAGAGATAAAAAGAGAGAATTGGCAAAAGCCAATTCCCCCTCAAGTTCATTGTCTCAAAAAGAAATAGACAAGTCAAGAGCGGAAGAAGCAGAAGCCGAAGATTACCGACAGAGAGAAATGGAAAGAAAAGAGCAAGAAAAACTAAATTCTTTCGAAATGCTATGACCAAGAAAGTTAAAACAAATCGAAGGAACTCAAAACAAGTCAAAGCGATGGTAAAGAAAGAAAAAGAAAAGCTTGTTTGGGCTGGTTCGCAAAGATTAATGCAAAAGCCGAAAAATCGTCAAGAAGAGCGGGAGAGAAGGTTGATTTTACTGACTGCCAAGGTGTTAAATATTAGTCCTTTTGGCGTGAACATCCTGGGAACAGTGCCGTACATTAATAAATTAGGATGGGCCCAAAAAGTAGAGCAATACAAGGAAAGAGAGAAAAAACAGGTTTATTTCCAATATCATTGGGAAAAAATAAGCCAAGATGAAACCGATAAAGCCATCTGCTTATGTCGAATAACAGACGGCAAAGGCAAACCACTGACTGGCTGGGTCGTAGGAGAATGTTCGCCAGCGACAATGAAGATGGGAACGCTAAAGGGTTATCAGAATCACATGGCACAGACCAGAGCCAGAAACAGAGCAAGTTGGGAATTGCTGGGAGTAGCAGTCCACGAGGAGATGATGGCAAACATTGAAAAAATGTATCGCCAGAAAGAAATTACTGATAAAGAAGCAGAGCAAATGAAGACATTACCAATGATGACTTCAGCAGAAGAAATTCAAGAAGAGCAACCTCAGAGCCAAAAAACTTTATTTGCTGGGGATAAAGAGACAGAAGAGTTAAAACAACTTGCCAGAGAAATAGGAGCAGAACCAGGTAGAGAAGAAAAATTCGTAGAGAAGCTGACGGGCATCAAGCCCGATTGGGAACATCTGACAAAAAAACAGATTAGCATCCTGAAAGCTTCTCTCTTGAGTAAGGGAGTAAAGAAATAAAACCATGCTGAAAGAATACACAATTGGAAAAACAAAAATCCGCTTTGACGATGAAAAACACAGATTTTGGAACGAAGACGGAAAGCCAATTTATTCAGTGACCTCAGTAACGGGAATAATCGATAAGAGCAACATTCTGATTGCTTGGGCAGTAGGCAAAGTAAAAACCTACTTAATAGAAAAACTGGACAATGGAGAACAGATTACCATTCTGGATATCGAAGAGGCAGTTAAAGAGCCAAGAAGAATTAAAGAAACAGCAGCAGATATTGGAACAAAAATTCACGAATGGATCAACCAATGGTTAGAAGGAAAGAATCCAAAAATTCCAGAAGATGACAAAGTAAGAAATGGCATTACTGCCTTCCTGCAGTTTCAGAAAAAGAACAAAGTCAAGTGGATAGAATCAGAAAGAGTAGTTTACAGCAAAAAACATGACTTCGCTGGTTTTCTCGATGCGGTAGGAAAAATTGGAAACAAGCTGGTGTTGGTTGATTTTAAAAGCTCAAACGGAATTTACCCAGAGTATGACATCCAAACTGCAGGCTACCAGATTGCCTACGAAGAGGAGACCAAGAAAAAGATTGATGAGCGCATGATCATAAGATTCGGGAAAGAAGATGGGATATTCGAAGTTAGGTCAACTGACAGAAACGATGAAGACAAAAAAGCTTTCCTTGCCTGTTTGACCCTGAAACGAAGAATGAGAGAAATTAGTTAAAGCCCCTGAGCCTCTGACTCTGCCCCGCTCCCTCTGTCCATCCTTGTGGCTCACCGCAGGGGCGTGAGCAGACGTAGGACGGGGCAGAGATCAGAGGCGAAAAAGACTATGAATGAAAAATTAATTCCAAACTCAACACAAGTGCCAAATATTATTCTTGACTTATTAATTCCTCGACTTCCAGAAGCTGAAAGCAAATGCATGCTTTATATATCACGGCGGACTTACGGGTTTCATGCAGAGGAAGAAAGAATCAGCTTTAGTCAGTTCGTAAAAGGAATTAAAAACAGACAGGGAAAAAGATTAGATTTTGGCACAGGATTGGCACGAGCAAGTGTCAGCGAAGCACTAAAAAACCTTAGAAAGGCAGAAGCAATCTTTGTCAGGAAAGATCCAAAAGGGAACTATTATAAGATTAATTTAAATATGGATGTGGATAAGGTAGTTCAAAAAGTGAACCAGTTCAGAAAACAGACTAGAATCGGTTCAAAAAATAGACCAAAACAGGTTCATTTATTGAACACACAAAAGAAAGGAAATAAAGGAAAAAAAGTTATTATTAAAAATTTAAAAAAATTAAACAATCTAAAAGCTAAATTAGCAAAGAAGATGGAAATGGCTACTTCACAAGAGCGAACAATTGCCCAAGAAGAGGCAATGGCTCAAATAAGACCCAGCGGGGTTTACTTGAAATATGACTAATCTTCAAAAAATTCAAGATAATGTAAAATTGCTTCTGACTAAATACCCAGCTTTACGGAATCTAAAAGCCCGCAAGGTGGCGATTTGGAAATATTGGGAAGAATTTGAGGGATTGGAGAACAACTTCATAATGACAAAACGGACGTGGTTAAAAATCACCAATCCAGAAACAATTAGCCGAGCCATCAGAAAATGTCAGGAGCTGAATCCAGAACTGAGACCACTATCAGAAGAGCAATTAAAAAGATATGAACAAGCGAATACTTTTGCTGAATTTTATAAAAAGAAAGAGCCGAGCGAAGAAGAGCTGAAAAAATTCAGCGAACAATGTCTGTAAAAAACATGAAAAGAAAAATTATTAATCACAAATGGCAATGCGAATGTGGCATATGGATAAGTGAAGATTACGATGAGTGTCCGATTTGCAAGTATAAAAAACAACAAGAACAAGCTAAAGAGAAAAATAGAAAAGAGATAATGAAGAATTTAAAAAAATTAACACCCAGAGAACAGAAAATTTTAATAATGAGATTCGGATTAAAAGATGGAATGATCCGTACATTAGAAGAAATAGGGAAAAAATTTGGAGTAAGTAGAGAAAGAATTAGGCAGATAGAAGCAAAAGCCCTTGAAAAAATAAGAAAATTTTAAAGGTCGAAATTTAAAGGTAATTAATAATTTAAAATCATGGAAAAAGATATAGCAAAAGAATTGTTAGAAGCAATTCTAAGGGCACTTGTCAGCAAGCCAGAAGAAGTAAAAGTAACAAAAACCGTGGATGAGATGGGAGTATTATTCTCAGTAAAACTTGGCGAGGGAGATGCAGGATTAGTAATTGGAAGACAAGGAAGGACTATCCAAGCTATTCGGACCGTAATAGGAGCAGTAGGAGCAAAGAATCGAGCTAGAACTAACATCAAATTAGAAGTGCCAGAACGCAAACAAAATAGTTCTGAATCAAAAGAAGAGTTAGGGCTCTAAAACATGAAAAAAGAGCCGCCGCGTCAGATTCTTCTAATTGCTATCTTAATAGCGTGGATTTGTATTCAGCTTCTAATCTTGAATTATCTGAGAATAAATCAGGGAAAGATAAAAACCGCTCAATTAAAAAATGAAATAATAAGAAGTAAAGATTATCAGATTATAAATAGGATTTATTTAAAAGCTCCGAATGGTCCGATAGTAAAAACAAACCTTTACGGGGTAGAAATAGACTTAACACTGTATAAAATAATAGAAGGTGAAAGCGGATTTAATCCTAAAGCGGTAAACAAACAGTTCGGGAGGGTTGGAGGAATGGGTTTAGCACAGCTTATACCAAAGACAGTAAAGTATTGCGAAAAGAAACTTAAAAAGAAGATTGACCCATTTGACCCGAAAGATAACCTTGAATGTGCTAAATGGCTTTATGAGAATGAAGGAACAATACATTGGGGAACAGAAGACACTTGGTGGGGGTCTTATGAAAAATGGAGTAAAGAGATATGAAAAGGTCAGTTAAATTAAATAAAGGGTGCAACCATCAGAAACAAATTTACATTTAAAACCAGCGAAGAGAGACGAAAGAAAATAACAGCAAATTTTAAAGCAAATCAATGAAACCACAAAGTATAAAACAAATCGGAAAAAAATTTGAAGATTGGTGTAATGACCAGATAGAAAGAATGGGATTGGGTCGGGCAACCAGAACGCCAGGATCAGGAAGCGGTAAACTAAAAGGCGATTCATTCAACGCATTAGATTTTCTTTTTGAATTTAAAAGTCAGCGAAATCCTACTTGGAAAAAAAACATCAGACAGGCTCAAAGGGAAGCAAGAAAAGGAAATTTTAATCCTGATAAATGGATTCTTGTTCAACGAGACCCAGAAAGTCCGCAGGCAAATCCTCAGGCATTTTTAATTATGGACTACATCGAGGGATTAAAATTATTAAAAAAGAATCAAGAACCAAGAATTAAGGAGCCAGATCGAGAGTTGAAGTTCTGGCTTCAAAAATTAAAGGTCGATATTAAACAAGTAGATAAAAGAATATGATTAACTTAAAAGAAGCATTCGAAGATTTACACGACCGAATGCAAAAACAGATCGCAGAAAAAATCTGGGAGATAGAGAGGGTGAAAAAATTAAAGGGAGATGCCTTTTACCAATTTGCTGGAGCGGGAATAGTAAAGAAAAAATTAATGAACCAGCTAAAAGAAGAGCTCAAAGAACGAAAAGAGAATTTACGAGTGCTTAATGAAGTAATAAAAAAATATGCAAATAAGAAATAAAATCCTGTTAGATTTATATGCCAGTTATTATCCCCAACTATTAGATACCGAAGTTTTACTTGAGGCATTGAAAAGATTACCAGCAAATATGGAATTAGAACCAAAGTTTTCGAGATCAGGACCAGGGCTTCCTCCTACAATATCAAGAAAGAATGTCGGCGAAAGAATTAAAGAATTAGAAAGAGATCAAAAAATTCTGGCCGTCAGGGTAGAAGCAATTCAAAAAGAATTAGAAAAAACCCCAGAAGGAAAAGAGGCACTTAAAAATTGGAAGGATGGCAAAAAAATTTAAAGAACAGATTAAACAAAGAATTAAAAAAAAGAGAGGTAAATACGAACGAGAAAGAAAAAAGAAGTTTCAATATCTAAAACATACAGGGCAGATGTTTAATTATTACAAAAAGAAAATACCAATGATGCCAAAACTAAAGTCGATCATTGGAAATTTGAAATGGTGGCAAAGAATTTATGTAGCTTTAGTGCTAGGCCTAAAAAGATTATGGAGAAAATTATTTGGAAAACAGAAAAAAGAAAGTTGAGCGAGCTGAAACCATTCAAGGGGAATCCCAGACAAGCAAACGAGAAACAAATTAAGGACCTAAATAAAAGCTTAGAACGGTTTAATCTGGCCGCTCCTTTAGTAATTAACACAGACGGAGAAGTGATCGGCGGAAACTTTAGGCTGAAACTCTTAAAAGAGAAAAAGGTAAAAATTGTTGATGTAAGAGTGCCAAATAGAAAGCTTACAAGAAAAGAGGCAGAAGAATTAAATTTGAGACTAAATAAAAATTTGGGAAGTTGGGATAATGATTTGCTTGCTAATTTTGATGAGGATCTCCTTAAAGATGTTGGCTTTGAGCCAGAGGAATTAGATGAGATTTTCGGATTAGAGATAGAGGATAATTTTGATGTAGAAAAAGAATTAAAGAAAATCCTAAAAGGAGAACCGAAAAGAGTAAAAGATGGTGATTTATGGCAATTGGGAGATCATAAGTTAATTATTGGCGATTGCACAGATAGGAAAAATTGGGAGAGATTGTTGAGAAAAGAAAAGTTTGATTTTATGTTCACCGATCCGCCTTATAAGATTGGATATGGAATAGGAATAAGAAAACAAAAAACAAAGAAAGGAACTAAACTTCAGAGATTTAGAACTTATCCCTCTGTTGGGATTACAAACAAAAATGGAAAAACTCTAAAAATAGAAGAAAGCCCCCTAAAGTCAATGAAAAAATACTTTGGGGCAAAGAAGAACAGAGGATATTTGGGAGTAGACAGAAAAGGGGGTGTCCCAGAATATGATGAGTGGTTATCAATAGCAAAAGACTTTCAAAATTCAGGAGGAGCTAATGTGATGATATTTGAAAATTGGAAAAATGTGGTAGATCTTTGGCAAGCAATAGAAAAATATTGGAAAATTAAAAATATGATAATTTGGTGGTTGCCAAATAGACATCAAGGCTTTAGTGCAGAATATAGATTTTTTAGTAAATATGATATAGCCCCCCTTGCTGGCGAAGGAAAGGTGAATGAAGAATATGAGAAAGAATTAGATGATTATTTGAAAGAAAAAGGACAAAAACTTTTAGATACTTATGAGATTATTCTTTATGGAATCAACGGGAAGCCTTATTGGGATAGAAGAAAAGGAAGTAAATGGGCAAAGATAGCAGATCATATTACTTGGACAGCAGAAACAGAATCGTCCAGCGGACAAAATGTTATTTTTGGGACAAAACCAATTCAGATTTTAGTTCCATATATTAAAATTTTAAGTCCGAGGGGGGGGGTTGTTATGGAACCATTTGCGGGCTCGGGCTCCACCATTATTGCTTGCGAAATAATGAAAAGAAAATGTCGAGCAATTGAAATAGAGCCAACTTATGGAGAAGTAATTCTGGCAAGATGGGAGAAATTTTCAGGCAAAACAGCAAAAAGGCTTAAATAAAAAATTAAATTAAAATAGCACAAATGGCACAGAAAAATCAAAAACAGAAAAAAGCTATTCTTAAAGCATTAGAGGAAAACACAGGCGTGATTACGATTGCTTGTAAAAATGTTGGCATTCCCAGAAGAACTTTCTATAACTGGCTAGAGGAAGATAAGAAGTTTAAGAAGAATGTTAAAGAAGCGATTAAAGAAGGAAAAAAAACGAGAATCGATTTGGCTCGAGCCCAACATATTCTTAAATTAAAAAATGGCGAAGACCGTGCGGTATATTTTGAGTTAGGAAGGAGAGATCCTGATTACATCCTAAAACAACAAATAAAAGGCAAGCTTAAAGTGACAGGAGAGCTCGACCAAAAACTGCGGACAGACCCTATTTTAAAAAAAGCAGTGAAGTTCTATGAGGAAGAACTCAAAAAGAAATATCGAAAAAGAGATAATAGCAGAGAGCGTGCTGGCGTGGATCGACGCAGAAAAAATAAAAAATGAGAAAGGAGAACCGATTGAGTTTGAAAACCATGTTTTTTTATTAGATATTTACACCGATCAAAGCAAAGAGATTGTTATTAAGAAAGGATCACAGGTCGGCGTGTCAACTTTTGCTATTCTGAAAGAAATACACGACATGAAATACAGAGGGATAAATCAGATTCATACCCTTCCAAGCGACAAAGATGTTTGGGAGTTTGTGCCAACCAAAGTAGATAAAATAATAAAAGCAAACGGAATTAAACTTGATAAAGACAGCGCAGAAATAAAAGGCATTGGCAAGGGCTTCATTTATTATAAAGGAACCTTTACAGAGAAGGCACCGATCATTATTAGCAGCGATAGGAATATTTATGATGAGGTTGATAAAAGTAAGCAAGAGATTATTCGAGATTATTCGTCAAGATTAAGTTTTTCACGACTTGGAGAACGAATTTATATTAGCACACCAACCGTTCCTGATTTTGGAATAGACCGCTTATGGGCTAATTCAGACCAGAAACATTGGCGATTTCAATGTCCAAAATGCAAGACATGGCAACATATGGAATGGGAGAAAAATGTGGATTTAGATTTTAGGGTTTATGTATGTCAAAAATGTCATCGAGAATTAAAACCAGGAACAATCAAGAGTGGAAGATGGGAGGCAAAATATCCAAACCGAGAGATATCAGGATACTGGCTGCCGCAGATGATAGCGACATGGCGAACTTGCGAAGATTTAATTAAAGAACTGGAAGATGCGGAAGATGAACAATATTTTTACAATTTTATTTTAGGACAGGCCTACCTTAATCCCGAAGCAAGAATTCCCGCTAGTTTAATTTTAAAAAACCTGACTACAGAAAAAAACGACGAAAGAAATTCAGCAATGGGGGTTGATGTCGGAGCAAAAGAGCTACACGTTATTATCGGCAATGAAAAAGGAATTTTTGGCATCGCAGTTTTAACAGACCAGCCAGGTAAGTCAAAGTGGAAAAGATTAGGAGAATTGATGGAAGTTTACGAAGTTAGATATTGCGTTATTGATGCTGAATGGAATACAAATGAAGCTTACGAATTTGCTAAAAAATTCCCTTATAAAGTTTATTTAAATTGGTATAAAGAAGACCCTCAAAAAATAAAAATAGTAAGGTTTGCCGACGAAACGAAATTTACTGATAAACCAAAAGAATTTGAAGAAGAAATAAAAGTGCTGACGGACAGAAACAGAATCATTGACCTTTTAATTGATGACCTGCGAAAAGGTAAACACAAATTCCATTTTAGAGCAGGAGACAGTAGAATAGCAGAACTGATCGAACATATCCAGACAATGTATGTTCGCACCGTGACCGACAAAATCGGGCAGGAAAAAAGAGAATGGGCAAGCACCACAAAAAAGGATCACTTTCTACATGCTTTGGTTTATTATAAAATCGCATTAGATAAAAAATTGCGTTATGAAAAATAAAACCTCTAAAAAATATTTAGTGCAATGCAAATATTGCGGGCACTTACTTTCAAAAAGCGAGACAGGAATCTTTTTTAACACAGAAATCAAATGTTCTAACTGTAAAAAAATCATTAACATTCCCGAGGAAGTGGTTATTACTCTTGACAAGGGTTTTGGAATTACTAAAATAAAATAACAATTGAATAATTAGGGGTGGCGGATACGTCCAAGAGCCCACGCTTACGAGCGGAATTCTTCCAACATAAAAAACTTTTATGTTGGAGAATTTTGCGTATAAGCGTGGGCTTTTTCATTAAATTAAAATTTATGTTAGAAGAAGAAACTACAAAAAAAACAACAAAAAAACTTGAAGATTTAGATGAAGAACAAAGAAAAGCAATTGTTGAAAAATGGAAAAAGAGATTTAAAAAAGCAAAAGATTTTCGTAAACCTTATCAGGATAAATGGCTAAGAATGTATCAGCTTTATCGGGCTTATAAAGAGAGAACAAAGTATGCTTACGAAACAAAATTAATGCCCCCGATCGCTTTTGAAATTATTGAGACCGTAAAGCCAAGATTGGCAGCGGCTAAAATTAACATTAGAATTCTTCCCCGCTCAAAAAATGATGTAAATTCGCCAGCAATAGAAGCATGGGATGACAAAATTAAATATGATCTTGATGAAATTAAGTTTACTGATCGTAAAATAGATTGGATTAATTCAGCCTTATTATTTGGGAATGGTGTGCTTGGGTTGGTTTGGAATCCAGGCAAAGATGGTGAAGACGGCGACCCATTTGCTTGGATTCAAGACCTTTGGCTTTTCTACCCTGATCCTGAAGCAACAAGTTTACAAGAGGATAGTAAATGGGAAATTGTGCAAATATTTAAGAAAAAAGAAGAATTGGAGAAAGAAGAAAAAGCAAGAGGCGAAAATAAAATTTATAGGAATTTAGAGAACGTTAAAAATAAAAAGATTACCGACGATCCTCGTAAAGAAAGATACGAAATTAATACTAAAAAGATGGGACAGATAGCAACTGCAAGCGGAAACGAGGAACAAGGAACCGCATCAGAGGAAAAAATAGTTGAAGAGAAGGTAGAACTTTGGGAAATTTGGGATCACGAGGAAGATATGCTTTTAGTGATTGCTAATGGAGAAGAATTGATAAGATATGAAGAAAATCCTTATAAAAACGTGAATGGCGGTCGAATATTTATCGATTTAGCAGATCATGCCCTACTTTGGGAATTGTGGTCAATCGGACACATCGAGCCAGTGGAAACCACTATTCATGAGATTGCAGATTCCAGAAATCAAGCAATGGATGATATCACATTTACTCTTGACCCAATTAGAAAAGTGAGAAAGGATGCCCACATTACTGCGGATGATATTGTTTACGAACCAGGTGCAATTTGGGAACTGAAAAGAGCCGACGATGTAATTACTGAGAGACCACCAGAGATTAGCAGACAATGGTTAGAGAAGGATGCTTTATTAAGAAAAGAAATTCAAATGGCATTGGCTATTTCAGAATACGCAATGGGGCTTCCAAAATCGACAACAGAGCCGAAATCAAAAGTAGACCTTTTATTATTACAAACAAATATTAGATTTAGTTTATTGCTTCGTCAGTTTGAAATTGCCGTGACTCAGTTAGTAAATAATTTGATTGAACTGAACCAAGAATTTCTGACAAAAGACAAGGCATATCGTTTAATTGGAGATGAAGTAGAATTCAAAGAATTTAAACAAGCGGATAAAAAGGTAAAAGTTGATGCCATAGTAGAGATTGAGCCTAAAGTTGAAAAGACGCCAATGCAAAAACAAACAGAGATATTAATGCTTTACAAAACATTTGTGATAGAAGATCGGCCTGATCCAAAAGACGAAGAGGAAGTTAAGCAATGGAAAATTAGAAAGAGAACATTGCAAAAAATGATTTTAGAAGAATTTGGCAAGGAACAATACGAAGATTTGATATTAGGCCCAGAAAAAAAAGAAAAGGAAAAGAAAAAAGAAAAAGAAAGGAAAGAGGAAAAACCTGAAAAACCACCAGAGACTCTTCCAGGACCGTCAGAGATATCTCCTGTGTCACCTACGCCTTCCATAAAAACATCGACAGGAATCAAAGGAGTGATATCGAGAATTCCTCTTTTAAAGAGGATTGTGACCTAAAAAGGTCGGACAATCAATTATTAATTTATCGCTAAACCTATCATGGCAGAGGAAACAAAAGAAAAAGAAACAACGGGGAATGTCGTCCTTAAAAAATTTCAGAGGGATCAAGACAAAGAAGATAAAAGTAAAAAATGGAGAAAAGTAGATGATGCTGTTCAGGCAGCCCGCAGAGCGTATATAGGAAGTTTTGAACCTAAAGAAGGAGAGAAGACTGTGAGTTTTGAAAAAGCAGTTGGAGATTTAATTGAAGTTCTTCAAAAAATTAAAACAGGCGACATTAAATTAGGAGGTCTGGGAGAAGAAGAAGGGATAGAACTTCCTGCCGAAGGCTAAACTTATGGCTGAAAATGAAGAATTACTTGAACTCGAAACCGAAGAAGCACGGGCTGTTCAAGATATGGTGAAAATGAAAGGATGGGAGGTTTTAGAACAAAGAATTAAAAGAGAAATCCAAGATGAATACGAATTACTTAGAAATTTCCCAATCGAGAAGAGAGCTCTTCATGAAATAGCTGCTGAATACTTGGAACATCGAGGAAATCTTAATGCTTACGAAAGGGTACTGGGTTTCGTTCAAGAATTCTTAAAAAAGCTTTAAAAAAACCATGTCTGTGCCAACCCCAAAAATAGATGAAGAACAAGAAGATTTTATTGCCCGTTGCAAAAAAACACATTCCTTAAAAGAATGTTATTTAGCTTGGAAAAAAGAAGGCAAAAGAGGATTGAGGGGGGGAGATAGAGGAGGCCCGAGAAGGAGACCTTTACGGATGGATTTGAGAATAGAAGAAATTAAAAGACAATTAACTTAAAAACTATGCCTTACGGAATCAAGGGCAAAACTAAACAATGGGAAGAAAAGACAAAACTGGGCAGGAAAATAAGCAGGCGAATTGAAAAATGTGTTAATGATTTACTGTCTGATCCAGATTTTAAACCACAGAAAGGAAGAACTAAAAAACAATCAGCTATTGCTTTATGCAAATCAACTATTACTCGATCAGAGGAATTTAAAAAACAATTGGCTTAAAAATGAAGATTGCTAAATAAATACTTTCCGAAAACGAAAATTGTTGAAGGAAAGGGTGGACGGAAAAGACTGAGTCGTGGAGCTAAAGTAATAGCCAAAGCATAAAGGTCGAAAATAATAATTAAAAGGCACACGCCAAGCAGCCAGAGACCAACTAACCGCTTTTTGTGTGCCAAATATAATTATACCATGTCGGAGAACACCGAGGAACTCAAATCCCAACTCGAAAACCCCAACGAAGAAGAGGAAGAAGAAAAAAAAGAGGAAGAAGAAAAGGAAGAAAGTGAGGAAGAAAAAAACGAAGAAGAAGGGGGAACCGAGGAGGGAGGCGAAGAATTCCAGATGCCCGACAAATTTAAGGGCAAATCAGCAGAGGAAATAGCAAGGTCTTATACAGAGTTAGAGAAGATGATTGAGAAAAAAGCAAAAGAAAAAGCCGAAGAAATATTAAAAGAAAGAGAAGGAGAAGAGTTTGCTGAACCAAAAGAAGGTGAGGAAGAGGAAGAATTTGAAGAAACGCCTCCAACAACAGAGGAAAAGATTGATTTTGCTTCAATGACACCAGAGGAATTCGCTAAGTGGATTCTTAAAGAAGTAGAAAAAAGAGCAGAAGAAAAAGCAAGGAAAATTTATGAGGATAGTTCAAAAATTAGAGCAGCAGTAAGAGATGAGATTAGAGAAGCGCAGAAAAGCCATCCCCTTCTTAAGACCAGTTCGGAGTATCGGGAATTAGTGCTGGCAATTATCGAATCAGCCGCCTCAAAAGGCAAAACAATAAAATTAAAGGATGCTTGCGCTAAAGTTGATAGTTTAATTGGAGGAGGCAAAAAAGAGCCAGACAAAGAAGAAAAAGAGAAGCTTAAGAAAGCAAGGGCTCAAGTTGAAATAGGAACTGGAGCAGCACCAGCTGGAGGAGAGTTGACTGAAGAAGAAAGAATTAAAGAAGGAATGTTGGCGGGAGGAAACACGGGCGAATTAGGAGGGCTCGGGATTTAAATACAATTCAATACAAATTAAAGGGATTGCAACATCCCTGACCGTAGAGCCTGCCAAGGGCAGAGAACTCAACGATAATCCAAACTGTTGCCGAGAAGCCTCGTCGAACTTCTCGTCAATTAACCAGATAAAAATGGATAAAATATGCCCGCAACAGGAACAAGAGGCACAGCCTCATTATCGGCGCGAAAATACGACGTAGCGGATGTGATTTCTCTTTTGGATGTTAATCGCTATCCGATTTTAGCTATTCTGACCAACGCAGGGAAAGATCCAGTAACCAAGCAAGGGAAGGCTTTAAAAAAGAAAGAAACAACCGACCCCGAATTTAAATGGTATGAGGACACCTTTGGTAAGAGAGAGGCAACGGTAGCAGCCAGCCAAACCCTTGACCCAGATGCAGGCGGAAACTTTGATGTAACAACTGGCGAGGGAGCTTATTTTCAAGCAGGCGATGTAATTTTGATTTCTGAACAAAAATGGGTATTTGAGGTAACTGCTGTTTCAAACGACACGTTGACCGTTGGAGCAGAAATAGGCGGGGCAACAGGAAGTGCGACTGATATTTCTGGAAATAAGGTTTGGATTATCGGCAATGTTAACGAAGAAGGGGCTGGATTGAGAGATATTAAGAGCACAACTCCTACTGAGAAAGTTGGCTACTGCCAAATTTTCAGAACCCCATTTGGTGTGACTGAAACCGCCAGAAAAACTGAGACCTTAATTAGAGAAAACGACTTTGATTATCAAAGAAGAAAAAAAGGAATCGAGCACATGGTAGATATTGAAAGAGCGTTCCTCTTCAGCAAGAAACACAAAGACACTTCTGGAACTCATCCAAAGAGATTTACTGAAGGAATTTTGAATGTCATTAGTACCTATGCCACTGCAAATGTTGATACTGAAGCTGAGTTCGAAACTTGGTTAGAAGACGTATTTGCTCACGGTAATACCGAAAAATACCTATTTGCTTCAGCAGCAGTGGTCTCAATGATTAATGGCTGGGCAAAAAGCAAGATTCAGATGGTCAGCAAAGAAAAGACTTATGGAATTCAGATTTTAAGATATGTCTCACCGCATGGAACGCTTAATATCATCAAACATCCGCTATTGACTGGAACTCCATACGGGAACTACGCCATTGCTCTTGATATGGAATGCTTGACTTACCGTTATTTGAAGGATAGAGACACCAAGCTTTTAACCAATAGACAGAATCCAGGCGATGACGAAAGAGTAGACGAATACTTGACTGAATGCGGATTAATGATGGAGCAAGAGGAAAGACACGCCATAATGAGCAAAGCAAGCCTCTAAACCAAAACCTTGTGCTGGTTCTTCGGGGGGATTTGTCACTCTGATCCTCCCGAAGCAGAGTGACAATCAGCAAAAAGGTCGAAATTATTAATTAAAAATAAATAAAAAAAACATGCCAAAGGAAAAGGCAAAATATATTTCAAAATATCGTAGTTTAAAATTAGTTGTTAAGCCTTCTTACACCAAAGAGGTGGAAGGAAGAATTGTAGTCGTGCCAGGTAAATCAATTAGATTTGTGCAAGGGGTATACGAAACTGATGATCCAGATGAGATTAAATTTTTAGATAATCATCCAAACCTCGGTACGATTTTTATTAAGGTAACAGAAAAAGACCTTCAAAAAGATCTTCAGAAAGCTATAGAAAAACAGTTTAAAGATTTAGAAACCAAAGAAGCAGAGTTAAAAGCCAAAGAAGAAGAGTTGGTAAAGAAAGAGAAGGCTTTAGAAGAAGGGTCGAGTATTCCCAAGAAAGCAAAAACAGGAAGAAAAAAGTTAAAAAAAGAGAAGCCTGCTTTTTAGAGTAGGCTTTTAGTGGGAACAATTCCCACCCCCAAAGGTCGAGTAAATTAAATTAAATAGGATCAAATAAAATTATGCCCAAAAAAAAGAAAGAAGAAATAAAAGAAAAAGAAAAGATGGTTTCGATGTATGATCCTACTGTTGACGCCTATCGGGAAATTCCCATTTCTCTTGCTGAAAAATTCGTTGAATCAGCTAGAGAGGTGGCGAAGAAACTCGAAGAGGAAGAATAACATGAATGTAGATCAAAAAAGAGCAATCATCGAAAAGTTGGTGAAAAAGGTGGAATGGACAATCACGAAGTACAGGAACGACAAAGATTATAAAGCAGGTAAACCATACGAAGTAAAAAAATTTGAAGGAAATGTAATGCTGAACGAAGGAATTAATGAGCTTTGGACTATCCTTTGTTCTTCTGGCGGTACAAAGTTTGATAACACTAATGCTTATTTAGGAGTCGGAGACTCCAACGCTGCTGAAGATGCCAGCCAGACAGGATTACAAGGAACGAATAAACTCTACAAGGGAATGGAAAGTGGCTACCCAACCTATGGTTCAAACCAGAAAGCCACTTGGAAAGCCAGTTTCGGTTCAGACGAAGCCAACTTTGATTGGAATGAATTTACTGTAGCAAATGGAAGCTCGGATAGTGCCAAGAACCTTAACCGAAAGGTATCAGCACAGGGGACAAAGACATCTGGTCAGACTTGGGAACTTACTTTAGAGATAACTCTTTCCTAAATACTCAAAAGCTAATGAAAGAGTTTGAAATATGTGCTTTTGGGTTAGGTTGTAGTTTGATATAGATTAGCCGATGAAATAATTTGATTTTGAATTATTATGGCGCAACTTTTTGAACATTATAATGAGGGAGAAGAGATAGGAAGTTCAGTTTATGGCGTTAATTGGAAGGCTCAAACCTTTACTCCTCAAGCTACGCATAAAATAACAAGCGTAAAATTATTATTATCACGGAAATCAGGAGGAAACCCAGGCACGATTATGGTTTCCATTAGAGCCACTGATGAAGATGGGAAACCGACTGGAGATGATTTATGTTCTGGGACTACCAATGGAAATACTTTACCCGAATACACTGAAAAAGAATGGCGAGAAATTAATTTTAGTTCTTCTGTTCAGTTAATGGCAAATATAAAATATGCCATAGTTGTTAGAGCTCCTAATAGCGATGGAGATAACAGGCTCTTTTGGTGGATAGATTATTCCAGTCCTACTTATGAAGGAGGAAGTTATGCTCAATCTTCTGATAGTGGAGTTAGTTGGGCTCTTGATGCGGGCTATGACTGTATGTTTGAAGAGTGGGGTAATCCAGTAAAGACAGTTTCCGATTCAAGTCAAGGAGCAGAAACAATTAAAGTGAAATCGCAAATAGGATTAAGCGATTCAGGACAAGGGACAGAGGTGCCCGAGAAAATAGAGCCTTATCAGAAGACAGTTCAAGATGAAAATTTGCCAAGTGTTTCCCATTTTTGAAATAAAATGCCAAAAGAAGACAAAAAATTAAAAGAGATTGTTGAGAGACGGAGTTATACGCGCAAGGTCTTTGATTTGGGTAATGGAAAAAAACTATACAGATTTTATTCAGCCCATAAACATTATAAAGACGGAAGCGAATTTAAAGAGATAGATACAACCTTGTTCTTTGATAAAAATTTATGGAAACAAAATAAAGCATCTTACCATTGCCAAATTCCCGAATACGCCGATGGAGTATTTGAGTTTTTTAATAATTACGAGGGAGCAAACTTCGCCATAAAAGCAAAAGCGCTGGCAGAACACGTCAAGGGAGTTATAGGAGAGGATAAAAAAAGTGTTCTATACAAAGATGCCTTTGGAAAGGGAATTGATTTAAAAGTTAAAGCAAAATGGTATGGGTTAGATAAAATAATTGTCATAAATAAAAAACCAGAAAAGCTAGAGGATTTAACTTTTGATTTTGAGTTAGAATTGCCAGAAGGAGCTGAAATTAAAGACAGAAAAGGAAACAAATGGAACAAAAGCAAAATCTACAAGTTCAAGGATAAGACAATTTCAATTGAGAAAAACGGAAAGAAAAGCTTCTTTAGAAATGCGAAAGTGTGGGATAGTGGTAGGGCAAAGGGTATTAGCAAGCCAAAGGGTATAAGCAAGCCAGTAGATATTGAGCTTTATGTTAAAGATGGGAAAGTATATTTAAGGAAAACAATAACTAAAGACATTTTAGAAAAAGCTGTTTATCCTCTCTATACCGACCACCCGACAACTTATTATGGGGATACAGGAGATGGCACGATTGAAAACTACAACTCTGATTGGAATACCATTCGCAATGCTCAAACAGGAACTTATGCTTATTATACTGAAGGAGTAGCTTATACAGGATTATATTATTATTGGGACGAATCTTATAAAAGTGTTATGTTTTACAGAAATTTTCTAATTTTTGATACTACTGGAATTCCAGATAATGAAGATGTTGTTTCAGCAACTCTAAACATAAAAACAGAAAATTACTGGATAGATAATTTTGATGGTTATATGGCGATGGTTGATGCTTGGTTAGATGACCCTTCGTATGGAATTACTTTAGATGACTTTGGAAATCTTGATTTAAGCGGAGCAAGAATAGCAAACGATAAAGATACTTCTGACTTTTCGTCTTCCTATACTTGGTATGAGTGGGAACTAACTGACTATTCTCCAATAAATAAATATGGCTATACAGATATAGCAATAATAAGCTATTTTGATGCAGATGACAACGAGCCAGGATTTGGACAGATGGGCTATGACTGGGTCACTTTTTATACAGCAGATTCAGATGATGCTCCTTATTTAGAAGTAACGACGGGAGGAGGCGCAACCCAAAAACAAGCTTCCGATTCTGGAACAGGAACAGAAGCAGTTTCAATAGCGGTTAAAGTGGGACTACAAGATTCAGGAGAGGGAGCAGGAATTCTGGGAATTTTAGGAAAATTATTATTACAAGAGACAGGAAGCGGAGCAGATGCGATAGCGACAGCACAAACAAAGACAATTTTAGAAACAGGAAACGGAACAGATATTATAAATCTGATGACAAAATTGCTGATTGCTGATTCAGGGATGGCAACTGAAGCATTGAATATTCTTGCTCAGATAGCTTTAAGCGATGCAGGAACTGGAGCAGATGCGATTAATATTTTAGCCCAATTAGCTTTGACAGATACGGCAGCAGGAACAGAAGCAATTAATATTCTTTCAAAAATAATAGCCCAAGATAGCGGAGAAGGAACAGAAACGTTTCAGGTATTAGCGAAAATTATCTTGAGTGATTTAGGAATAACCAGTGAAGTGATAAATATCTTGGCTCAATTAATTTTACAGGAAAGCGGGACAGGAACAGGGGAAATAACAGTAAATATGGGAATTGCCCAGAAAGAAGTCAGTGATAGCGGAATTGGAAGCGAAATTATCAATATTCTTTCCCGAATTTTACAAACTGATTCTGGGTCAGGAAGCGAGATTTTAAATATCCTAAGCAAAATTGATCTAAGCGATAGTGGTGCGGGATCAGATGTGTTGAAGATTCTGAAAAGAATAGCGGTATCTGATAGTAGTTCGGGAGCGGAGGTATTAAGCATCTTGAGCCAGATCGCCGTTAATGATTCAGGATTAGCAAGCGAGGCATTAGTTATTTTAGTAAACATTGCCTTAGCTGACAGCGGAGTTGGAGCAAGTACGATTCTCGCAATCAGACAACTTTTGATGTCAGAAATGGCACAGGCGACAGAGGCTTGGACAATAGACAGGAATTTTGAAAGGGTTTCAGTTTTTAAAGGATACGCAAAATTGATTCAAGAGTCGGGAGTTGGGGTAGAAGTGCTGAGTATTCTGGCAAGGATAGCGGTTTCCGATTCGGCAGGAGCGGCAGACGCGATTGATATTTTAAGCCAGATAGCATTGTCGGATTCAGGTTTGGGGACAGAGGTAATAGAAGTGTTAAAGCAAATAGCGATCAGCGATTCGGGAGCAGCGGCAGACGCGTTAGAGATTTTAAGGAAAATAGCAATCAGCGATAGCGGATTAGCTGCTGAAGCTTTAACCATTTTAGTCCAACTGGCTATTAGCGAAGTAGGAATGGGAATAGATCATATTTTTACCTCTGGAGCAGAAAAGTTTGTTCAAGATAGTGGTGTTGGGACTGATGCCATTTCTTTTCTTATCAGAATGGCGACTTCGGATACAGGAATCGGCACAGAGATTATAAACATCTTAAACAGGCTGGCAATTACAGATACTGGGACAAGTACAGATGCTGTTGCGGTATTAGTTCTAATAGCCCTGACTGATTCTGGAACAGGAACAGAAGCAATTCAGACATTAATTAACTTAATAATTCAAGATAATGGAATAGCAATATCTGTTCTACAGGTTTTGGCAAAAATAGTAATGCAAGACACGGGAATTGGAACTGAAGCTATTATTACTTTTCTGCAGAAATTAATTACTGATGTCGGGGCAGGAACAGAAGTGATAAGGTGCATCAATCAATTATATATAATTGACAGCGGTTTGGGTTTAGAAATTATTCATGAAATCTTGCCTGGAATATTAATAGAAGATTTTGGAGAAGGAGTAGACAGAATAAAAGTGCCTCCAGTTTATGCTGGAAAGTATTTAAAACAAAATAATATTTATTCGGGCAAATTTTTAAAACAAGGAGATTCTTATTCCGAGAAATATTCCAAAAAGTCGACCCAGTATCAAAATAAATATTTTTAATTTAAAAAATGAAATTAAGCGAATTTTTAACAGAGCTAAATAATCGAATAGCAGCCGCCAAAGTAAGTGGATTTTGGACTGACGCAATGAAAAAGCAATGGATCAACAAAGCAGGAGAAAGGGTCTGCAATTATCATCGCTGGAAGGCTTTAGAATATGCTGTCACGACCAAAACTAAAGCAAATCAGGAATACTACGATTACCCAGACGAGTTCCAGGAAGACAGCATATACCATTTAGAAGTAGATGGCAAAGAATATACCAGATGTAATAACTGGGACGATTATCAGAACTACAAAGCTAATGAAAGCACGGATAAAGTTTTTGTTTCACATGACGGCTTTTACTTCATCAACCCGACGCCAGAAGAAGCAGATTTAGTAATAGACCTTTGGGGAATAAGAAAATGGAAGAAATTAGTGAATGATAACGACGAAGCCATTACTCCGACTGAACTTGACGAAGCAATTATTAAATTAGCTTTAGCCATTTGCCTACAAAAAGAGAGGAGATATTCAGAAGCCAATGCAGAAATAGCGGAAGTAGAAGCACCAGCCAACCCAAGAGTGCCAGGCTCAGGTGGAATTCTGGCAAGATTAGTTACCAGAGAAGAAAATGAAGGTCCAAAAGGATACATAGGCAAGGCAAAGAGCACAAGATTCATGTAATATGCCAGCATTAAATTCTTACACAATTAATAATTTTGCAGGTGGTCTTGCTGATGAAGGAAAAAGAGGGGTTGCAGGATCATTTAAAAGAGGTTGGAATCTGAACATCCACAAAAAAGGAGCGAACACGCTATCCTGCAACCAAAAATTAAAAAAGATAAGTGGAAGCACGGTGACAGATTTAATTATTAAAATTGTCCCCGTGACATCGACAAAATCCTACGGATTTGGAGATGCAGGCAATGTCTACAAAATAGTAAATGAAACCGTTACCAAGATTTACACCGACCCGAATGGAGCAATTTTAGATGCTGATTATTTTTATGGCTATCTTTATTGGACAACCTCGGGAAAGTTAGGAAGATGCATCGAAACCTCTTCTGACTGGAATGCTGACGCTAATCCGAATTGGAAAACTCTTAATTCTTGTAGTTTTCATCCTATATTCGTTGTCCCAAAGAGCGATTTAATGTGTATTGGTAATGGTAGATACATTGCTATCTTGAACTCAAGCGAGACATGGAATGATCAAGCATTAGATCTATTTTATGGCTGGGTAGTTCGATGTTTGACCCTCCAAAGACCTAACCTTTTAATTGGGGCAAAAGACAGCAAAAAAGCGGAAATGTTCACTTGGGATTTGGCTTCCGAATCTTATAATCCAGTAGAAGGTTGGGAAGAAAGAGACATTGATGCATTTTTACGAGGAATTGGAGCAACTTATATTTTTACTCCAACTCTTCTCTACTGGTTTCGAGAAGGATTAGTAGAACGGGCAAAAGAATTACCATCACAAGTAAGACACGGAGCAATTGATATTTGGAAAGGTAAGATGTTGTTTGGTTGCATAAATGGAGTTTATTCTTACCACAAAAAAAACAAGAATTATCCTGTAGCATTAAATCTGGAATATACACCATCGCCAATTACAATCGCAAACTTTGATTCAAAAAGCGTAGAGATCGGGGCAATTTTAGGGAGGGGAGATGACCTTCTTGTCTCTTGGAAAGATGGCTCAACTTATGGATTAGACAACATTGATCTAAACAATAAGGCTAATGCTGTTTACGAAGGACTATCATTTGATGCAGACAGACCATTCGAAGATAAACTCTTTAGATTTATTAAAATAGTTACTAAACCATTGCCATCAGGTTGTTCAATTAAAGTGAAATATCGAATAAATGAGGATTCAGATTGGATAGATACGAAAATGGCAAAAGGCGATGCAGAGTCATTTGCCGATGTGGGTGAAACCAAGGCAATCTTCCAAATAGAAGGGCAAGGCGAAGTTTATGAAGTGAGGGTAGAACTTTACGCAAATGGAAACAATACGCCAGAGATTCTTTCGATCAATTCTTATTTTGGAGCAAGTAATATTTATTAATATGGCAAAAGCAAAAACAAAAATCGAAGAAAGAAAAACGAAGGTCTTTTACAACTCAGAAATAGAAGATATTCCTTTTCCAGAACCGTTAAGCTACAAACTTTTAGTAGAAATTCCTCAAGAGCTAAAGGATATTAACGAAACAGAAGGAACGAAATTAGCAGGAATAGAAGATGGAGCAATGAATTTATCGAATCATACTTCTGATGACCTGCCAGAAGGAGCAGTGAATTTATATGATGATCAAGATGCAAGTTCAAGAGCCAAGACTGGATTAACCGCTGATGGTTTTGTCCAGAAGATAATTAAAGGAAGTTTGTTGTCGGGAACTCCAGAAGTGGGAATCAACATGACGAACCAATATCTTGGTTATTATTCGGGTTCGGAATGGAAAGTTTATATCAAGTCAGACGGAAAATTTATGTTCAAGGGGGATTCTGGGAATTATATTACTTGGAATGGTTCAGTTCTTAACATTAGAGGTCAATTGAACGCAGACGATATTAGTGCTGGAACATTAACTGGAAGAACGGTTCAAACCAAAAGTTCGGGAGCGAGGGTAATAATAGGAGGAGGAACAGAATGGATTAAATTCTATGATTCTAATGCTGAACAGGTAATTCTCTATGCTAACGGCGGAGATTTTTTGATAACTGGTCAGCAATCTGGCTCAAATATTCTTATTCGGAGCGGAACTGCAGGAGAAGTTGCTTTGTGTAAAGGAGGATCTGTTAAATTAACAACTTCTGATACAGGTATTTCCGTTAGTGGAAATATAAGCGTAACAGGAACGGTAGACGGAGTAGATATTTCAGCTCATGCTGGAAATGCTTCGGCTCATCACACTAAAACACAATACATTAGCGAGATAACAATTAACATAGATAAAAATTGGAATGCAAAAGATATTACAAATCTTAAATATTTAAAATTTAATTCTTCTTATGGAAGAATTTATTGGGGAGGAGATATAGTGATGGATATTTTATCAGCAAACATCGAATGGCGGAAGCATATGCTTCCTTATAGTGTGTCAGCTAATTTAAATCTCGGATCAGCATCTCTCTATTGGAATGAGGTCAATTATAAATATTTAACAGATAGGGGGTGTTTGGGAGTATTTGATAAAGGAGTAGAACTTCGAAATGGTAAAAAGGTTTCCGATGTAGAAGCGCTTCAGAGTATCAAAAAACATCCCAGATTAAAAACAGGTTATGGAGTGCCAAGATTTGATTATTCGACAATGCCGAAAGCAGTATATAGGCCAGCTCCGAAAAATAAAGGAAAAAAGATTGGTGAAGATGGAGCAGAAATAACTGCTTTAATTTCAATTATGATAGGAGCAATTAAAGAATTAGACAATAGGGTAAAAATTTTAGAGAAAAAATAAAAAAATGAAAAAATTAAAAAGAATAATTTACACAACACTTTTGAATATTTGTTTGTTTGCTATGCTTGGATACGGCGGAATTTTCTTTAGTAAAGAAATTAAAAAATTAGAAGAAAAAATTAAAGGTCGAATTAAACAATTAACAAATTAAAATCGTGTTTGGAAAAAAATTAAAACCAGAAGATTTGGAAGAAATAAAAAAACGGACAGAGTTGATCAATCAACATATTTTGATTGCTCAAGCCTTAGAAATGCAAAAAAACATTTACATTAGAAATATTCTTCCAAAATACGGATTGGACATGAACCAGAATTACGAAATAGACCTTAAGACTGGTCGAATTAAAAAAGCCAAACAAAAACAACAAAAATAACATGGCAAAACAATTCGCAGAATATCTCAGAGAGCAGGGACTTTATGCACCGCAATCAGGATCTCTGGCTGATCTTTTGGAAAAAAAGCAAAAAGTAAAAAAAATAGAAACCAAACCAAAGAAGCTTTGGACGTATCATTATCCGAACTATAAGACAGGAACGCCTGTAGCAATTCAAGCTTACTCCCAGACAGAAGCCAGACAAAAAGCTTCAGCAATGGGATTGCCGACCACTGAAGTTTTGCCGAGCTGGAGAGGGCCTGCTTACAAAAAAAAGAGATTGGGCGAAATTGGAGAACAGGTGGGAGCGATTAGCAAAAGAGTAAAAGAGTTAAGAAGTCAATTGGGGGGCGGTTTAACTGAAGCAGAAATAAAAGGTAGCACAGAAGAATTTCCTACGTTTGGAATAACCGATTTCTCAAAATTATGGGAGACCGAGTATAAAAAATCTGGACTAGAAGACATTAAAAATAAGATTGCTAAAATTGATGCCGAAATAACAGCAAGAAAAGAGCAAAGAGATAAATTATTACTTGACGAGATGGGAAAACCCATTCCCCAATGGATGATTACGGGCAGAAAAGAATTAGAGATAGAAGCAGCCACAGCAGATATTAACCGATTAATAGACCAAAGAAATAGCTTAGCCTCTCAATACAATACAGGCATCGCAGAAGTAGAAAAAAAAGTAGGATATGCAATAGATTACCAGAAAGAATTGGCGGAAGCATTAAGAGAAGAGGCAGAAGCACCAGAAGTAATAGGGTCGGCTGGCACTGGTTATTATATGTGGGATGAAGGCAAAGGCGATTTTGTTTTGATAATTCCGCCAGTGCCAGAAAAACCAACAGAATACAAGCCTCCTACTTCTTATCAAGAATGGGTGTTGGCAGGAAAGCCAGGGACTTTTGAAGAGTGGTTGAGAAAAGAAGAAAGAGAGTATACTCCCACCCAAGAAAGGGCTGCAGATAGAGAAAGGGAATTATTAAGAGCAGATATTCAGGCATATAAAGATAAATGGGCTAAAACAGGAGATGTAGGAGCAGGCACACGAGAAGAGTTTATAAGAAATGAGATTGAAGCATTTAGAAATTTAACCCCTGATGAGATTAGAAATATTGTTTATACCGAAATTTCAGATGAATGGTTAAGAGCGAATCGGCCGACATTTTGGACATGGCCCTGGGGAAGAAAGTTCTAAATAAAACCATTCTAATCTAAAACAAAATGACTTCTTTTTGGAAAAAATTCAAAAAGCCAGCGGTTTCAGCTGTCAAAAGCGTTGGCGAATGGTTTAAAAGGCTTCCAGGCGAAGTTGTCACTGAAATCAGAGGAGGATTTGAGAGGGTTTTTAATATTGAAGATGCAAGAAAACCGATAACAATGAAACCTCGTGAATCTTCGCCATTATCAAAAACAAAGCCAGTGACAATGAAGGAATTATTTAAACCCTTCGCTGAACCATTTAAACCATTAATTGAGCCGTTCAAACCAAAAGAAGAATTAAGATTCGCTCAGCCAGGCAGTAAACTGGAAGATATTTTTAAGGTTCAGAAAGCGATGGGAAAGGAAATTGAGGAAAAAGTAGGTAAACCAATGGCAGAATGGCTGACAAAGAAAGTGCCAAGGGAATTTGCCATGCCAGCAGTAAAAGGATTTTTAGGAAGACCACTTTACAAAAAACTAATAGAACCTGTATTGCCTGAAAAATTTAAAAAGCCAAAAGGGAAAATTACTCCAGTTGTCGGAAAAATAGCAGGATGGATGTCGGCTTTTGGCACAATAGCTGGAGCATATGGAAAGCTGATGAAAACAAGTAAGATAGGACAGACAGTGATTAGGCAAGCACCCAAAATAGCCCAAGCAATCCAAATAACAGGAGCGGGATTGACATTAGATCAACTTCAAGCACCGTTAGAATCCACATTAGAAGAACGAAAAAAGATATTTACTTCTGGTTTGCCAAGCTGGGTAGGATGGGGGGTTGCTGGAGGGATTGCCCCCAAAAGAATTTATGCATGGTTGCCGACAGTTTTTGGTTCTCAGTATGCCTCCTCTAAATTAGAAGGAAAAGAAAATAAGGAGGCATTTAAAGATGCTCTGAATATGACTGCCATTTTCTCGCTTTTCAAAATATTAGAGTTACCCAAGAGCCCCCAGCAGATGCTGAGAGAGCAAGCGGCAAAGAAGTTAGGGCTAAAACCAACTGCTACCCCAGATGAAGTAAAAAAATCTTTTTATAAATTAGCTCGCAAATATCATCCTGATAGACCAGGGGGAAGCGAAGCAAAGTTTAAAATAATCAATGAAGCTTATCAAATTCTTACTAAAACTCCTCGCCAGGTTCAACGCGATATTTTTACAGAAATAAAGGACTATTATAATTACCTTCGTTCTCCAAAAGGCAGGGGCGTGGCTTTGGCAATAATAAGAGAGATGCCGATGGGATTAAGTATTAAGGATATTGGTAAAGGAATACCAAAACCCAAAAAAACTGAAAAAATAGTTAAATACGAATTACCTGCCAAATATATGCCAAAGATGGGCAAGCCTACATGGAAGCATGGACAAATGCTCTGGCGAACAATTAGAAATAGCTATGGCGAGACAAACAAATTTGGCAAAGACCTAACTACAAACAAAGGAGTAATATCATGGGTCATCGATAGATTATCAGGAGGTAAAAAGAAATTAGCTCCTTTAATGAAAAAATATAAAGGGCAAAGAATGAGCTCAAAACAATATAAGAAACTTTATGCAATGTTTAAAAGTAAAAATTATGACTTAGATGGTTATAAACATGTAATGGCAAACCTAAAGGGAATTAAACCAGTGATAACCGAGATAACACCAGCTAAGAGGATGACCGAGATGATGAAACCAACAGAAGAATTGGTAGAAGTAACCGCCAGACAAACAGCGAAGGAGGGTGGAAGATTAGTCGATATTAAAGTTCCAAAAAATATTGCCGACAAAATACCTGACCAATGGACACCTGCCAGTAAGATAAAAGGATTGCCTAAAGAATTAAAAGATAAATACAGAATGTTTTACAAAGAAAGGAAACCAGAAGCCAAAATAGAAGGAATTCCTAAAGAATTAGAATGGGGATATAGAGGAGAAGTTAAAGGAGGTGGATTGCCCACTGAGGGAAAAGGATTGTATGTAACAAAAGATAAGGATTTTGTAGAAGGTTATGGTGAAAAAATATACAAAGTATATTACAAATCCCTTAAAAATCCTTATGTGGTCAAAAATGATTACTTGCCAATTTTTGATGGAGATTTCCCAGTAGAGAGTCCTATTAAAAAAACAGACTCTGAATGGATAAAACTTAATAAAAAAATAGTTAAAGAAATAAGAAAGAAATATGGTAAAAAATGGTGGGCAAAAGAAGAAGCAATAAATGAAATAGGTGAAGAAATTACAAAAAATCTTAAAAGAAAGGGTTATGATGGAATTAAATTTGAAAATGCTATTACCTCTTATTTAGAGCCAGATAATCCCGATTTTAGATTCTCTTTTGAAGTTCATTTTAATCCTAAAATTGTAAAAAAGACAGAAATACCAGTTAAAGGAGTAAAAGAAGCCAAAATAGAGGGAGTTCCGAAAGTTGTTTATCACGGAACAGATAAAAGAACAGCAGAGATAATAAAAAAAGAGGGTTTAAAACTGAGAAAATTAAATGAAAAAGAACTAGGGGGACTTCATATGGGATATGGAATTTATTTAACTCCTAATCTGAAAGAAGCAAAATTTTGGGCAAAGTATAAAAAACCTAAAGAAGCAGAAGTATTAAAAGTTTATATATCCCCAGAGGCTAAAATTAAAACTCTTTCTTATGACGAGGCGGTTACAATTAGAAATAAAATTAGTTTAGAAGGACAAAAGAAAGCCTTAGAAAAGGGTAAATTTTATTCTGTTATTCAGGAAGCAAAAGATTTTAGAGATTATTGGTTAAAACAAGGATATGATGGATTACAAATAAAAAATAAATTTGATAAAAAGGCAAAAGAAGAATATGGTAATTTTGAGAATTGGTTAGATAAAACAGGAGGGAATGAATTGGTTATTTATAATCCGAAAGTAATAAAAATTGAACCAGCAGTCAAAGAAATAAAGGAAGCCAAACCAAAAATAGAAGCCAAAATAGAGGAAATTCCTAAAGAATTAGAAGTAAAAAGGAATTATAGTATTCCCGAAAGCAAAAATACTGATAAGTTAAGAGGAGGAACTTGGTATACTACTCCCGAAAGTAGTTTATACGATTTTAGTAAAGAAAGAGGTGTTGGGGGAAAGAATATATTAAAAACAAAAATTAAAATTAAGAATCCTTTGGTAATAGAGGATGCGAACTTAGAAGATGGCTCGTTTGCAGTAATAAATGAAGGATATGAAGAATTTATTCCGAAAAAATACAGAAAACTTGCTGATGAATTGTACGAAAAAATATTTGGAGAAGGAGGAGTGTTAGAAATAACAGGGACACCAAAAGAAATGACATGGGCAAGAGAAGATGCAATAGAAAGCATTGGCAAGAAATTTGGATTAACAGAGGATGAAGCAAGAAGAATCGCTAAGAGTAAAAATGCTTATGACACAATGATGGATAAAATAATTTCAAAGGGATTAAAAGAAGCGGGTTATGATGCTCTGATTTTAAAACAAGGGAAAGATACACATATTTTCAAATTAGCCCAAGCCGTCAAAGGGGTTAAAAGGCCACCCGTAGCAGTAGAAGAATTCAAAAAAACAAAAACTAAAACTAAAATTGAACCTTTAACGAAACAAGAAAAGGAAAAATTATGGTTTCATGTAAGCAGAAAAACAGATAAAGTATTAAAATCTGGGTTTATTAAAAAGGGAGATGATATATTTTCTCAAGGAAATGTTGTAAGGCAATTAGAAAAGAAAGAACCAAGAGTTATATTTGCAACAGAATCGGAAAATATTGTTGAACCGTATATTGATTTAAGAGGAATAAGAGTGGGAAGCACAAAAGAAGACATCCCTTTTAGAGTTTTTATCGAAGACCAAGAGGGAAAGTTATTTGAAGTAACAGAAGCATACAAAGCAGGAATGAGAACAGAAAAACAACTTATTGATTTCTATAATCAGGCTACTAAAGAAAGGAAATTCATTAAAACAGTAAAAGAAGTAGAAAAGACAACCAGACCGCCAAAACCAACAACCCTAGAAGAATTACTTAAACTTCCACCAGCAGTTAAGGGTAGAAGATATGTAAGAGGAGAGCTTATTATTCCAGGGGATAATTTCGTAATAAAGGGATATCCCAAAGCAAAACTATCACCCAAAACTTATTTGGAAAGAGAGAAGATTAAGGCTGAAATGGAAGAAAAAAGAATGGCAAAAATAAAAAGAGCGGAAGAAATAAAAAGAAAGCCATTGTCGGAATTAACTGCCGATGAAATTCGAAAAACAAAGGCAAGAGAGATAGCAGCGAAAATTAGAAAAATAAAAATAAAAAACCTTCCTCTTGAATACAAAATTCAAATTAGCGACATTCTTAAAAATTTTGATTTAAAATTTAGAACAAAAAAGACATTAGCAAAAAGGGGAGCTCTTAAAAATTATGTAGAAATGTTAAGAGCCGAAGGATTACCAATAGAAGTACCAGAAGAATTAATAGAAGCCGCTGAAAAAATACCATTAAATGATATGACTCCAGAACAATTAGAAATGCTGTATGATGAAGTTTCAAGATTGGTTCATTTAGGAAGATTAAAAAATACATTGATAAAGGTTCAAGCAAAGAGAAACATAAATAATCTAACTAAAGAATTAGTAAATTATTTATTAAAAGGTGCTCCACCTAGAGAACCGCCAGTGATTACGGCAGAAGCAATGATGGAAGGGTGGAGACAGAAAAAAGAAAAGCAAATAAAAGGATTTATTAATCGTACCGACAGAGTAGAAAGAATCCTTCTTAAGTTGGATGATTATATCGAAGGAGGGAAAATGCAAACAATATTTTGGAATCCAATAGAAGAAGCGACAGATGCCAAGATAAAGGGGATAATGAATACTTTGGATGATTTCAGGAATTTAATCAAGAAAAACAAAATTAATTTAAGCAGAATACTGAGCGAAAAACAGCAATTTGCCCCTGATGTAATTTTAACACCAACGGAAAAAATAGGAGTTTATCTTTCTACTTTAAATGAGGACAATTTACTTCATTTACAATACGGAAATAAATTTGACGATGATCTTATTAAAAGGGTGATTGATAGCTTGACGCCTGAAGAAAAAAAGATAGCTGATTTCTTAAAAGATTATTTCCAAAAAGAAGCCCCAGCAATAAGCAAAATAAGAACTTTGATAGAAGGGAAAAGTTTAGGAGTAGTTAAGAACTATTTTCCAATTAAACTTCAATGGAAAGCTGATCCAGTAATAAACTTCGAGCAAGAAATAACAAAAGAAGAAGCGCGAAGATTTGTGGCAAAATGGGCGTCTTCCAGAATTACAAAAAGCTTTTTAAGAGAAAGAAGCCATAGGGCAATGCAACCAGTAGATTTGGATGCCCTTTCAATATTCTTAAATCATCTGGAGGCAGTAGAACATTATAAGGCATTTGCACCAGTAATAAGAGATTTGCAGCTAATTTTAAAACAGCCAGAACTTAGAGGAGCATTGCAATCAAGAATAGGAAGAGAAGGGTATAAAGTATTAGATACTTGGTTAAAGCAAGTTGCTGAAACAAATCCATTTAGAGCATTAAGCAGTGGCGATGCGTTTATGAGGAGCTTAAGAGTAAATGCAACATCAGCAGTTTTGGGACTAAACTTAAAAGCAGGAGAAATGCCAGTCATAAAAGGATTGCTTACTTATCTCCGAAATCCAAAAGCAGTAAGATCAGAAATTAAAAAATATGCGCCCCAAATATATATGAGAAGTTTTGAAAGAGAAATAGCAGAAGCAAAGTTAATCAAGGACTTAAAGAAAAGATTAATGGGGAAGCTTTCATCAAGAGAGGTTTTAATGTGGTTAGCAACAACTGCGGATAAAATTACAGTTAGTTCAATCTGGAAAGGAGCATTTGATAATTATTTAAAGAAAAACCCAGGACAAATAAAAAAAGCAGGAGAAATGCCAGTCATAAAAGGATTGCTTACTTATCTCCGAAATCCAAAAGCAGTAAGATCAGAAATTAAAAAATATGCGCCCCAAATATATATGAGAAGTTTTGAAA